TTTGTATCATTAGATTCTAATTTATTTTTAACAGGAGGTTCTATTTTATTTACTAATCCTAGTCCTTTAGGTTTATTTGTTTTAACAAGTAATAGTAGTGGATCAGTATTTAATAGTATTATAAAAAATACAGCTCCTACAAATGCTGAAAGTAATGCTTTTGTTGTTGACCAAAGTAATCTTTATGTTCAAAATAATTATAATACTGCTACAAAATGTATTGAAGGATTTAATGCTGCTTTTGTTCTTTCTACAAATTCTACATGTTCTGTATCAAATTTAAATGATAAATCAGAATATGTTAATCAAACATTATGTTCTACTAGATATAGTGGATTTAATATGGTTCAAGGTAAAAGTTTAGCATACGATTACAATATTTTTAGTAGTGGTATTCAAAACGTAGGGAGTAAGGTTTCTTTAAATGGAGTAAACATAGAAGCACATAGAGTAATTACTAGCTGGAATAATGCAGGTAGTACTTTTGAAAATTGTATATTTAAGTTTAATACAACTTTTGCTTTAGCAAACCCAAGTCAAAGCAGAATTTATATATGGGAAGATAATGGTAATACTTCTTCTTTTTATAATTGTACTTTAGATTTAAATAATTTATCTACAGGTATTAGGTCATCTGTTAATGGAACACAGTTTTGGACAGATTCGAGTAATTTTATAAATGTGCCTGGAAATGCAAGACTTATTTCAGATTTTAATTCAATTGTATATGCTCCTTTAGTTACAGGAATTACAAAATTAGCTGGTCCTACTGCACTTATTTATTAATAAATAATTAAATAAAATAAAATATAAAGAAATGAATGAATTTAGAATAAAATATATAAAATTAGCTGTAGATTATTTTATAGATTTTTTAACAGAAGAAAATAAAACTTTATTAGTATTAGATAAAGATCAAACTAAAATTATAGATGCATTTCAAATAAAACCAGACAATAAATATAAGTTTTTTGATTGGATTCAGAAATCAAGAATAACTTGGAATTTTCCTGCTTCTTGGAGTGGTAATCCTTTTGATTTGGTTGCATTAGAAGAAGTTTATAAGTTTGGAGTATTAGAATCTGTAAATAGTAATTTATGGTTAAATATTACAACTTTTCCTGATATTACTTTTCCTAATAATACAATAGTAGATAATGAAGGAAATACAATAGTTATTCCTGGAGGAGGAATACCTTCAACTATTACTACAAGTTATAAAACTTTTGCAGAAATGTATGCAGAAGCAACTTTACAAGGAGTGTTTTTTGGAGAAACATATTTACCTGAGTTTTATGTAGGATATGGTGCACCAGGTGGTGATTTATTTGTACCTTCTATTTAATAAAATAAAATGACAAAAGAAAAAATAATTAATCTTTTTGGATATAAAGCAGGAAGAAAATTATACAACTTATTGTATAGTTCTTGTAACAATTTCTGTTGTATTGTAAAAGATTGTTTAGGAATTAGTTCTTCAGGTAGTCCAACATTATACTTAAACCAACAAGGAGAATGGAGTGCTACAACAGGACCTCAAGGACCACAGGGACCACAGGGTATTCAAGGTATTCAAGGAGTGCAGGGCCCTCCAGGTGCAGCTTTAACTGTGTTAGGGTCATATCCTGACCTTGCTTCATTTTTAGCAGGTGCAGGAGCAAGTCCAGGAAATCCAGGAGATGCTTGGATTATAGAATCTGATGGTTCTTTATATGTATGGCATACAATAACTAATACTTGGGATGATGTGGGAGATTTACAAGGACCACAAGGTTTACAAGGTCCTCAAGGTATTCAGGGAATACAGGGAATACAAGGAGTACCAGGTCCAGTAGGTTTACCAGGATTGTTTGCTCAAACAGGTAATAGTGTTCCTATTACAGGTACAATAGTAGAAACTACATTAATCAATGGAGGTGTAGGTACATTAAGTGTTCCTGCAAATGGATTTCAAGTAGGAGATAGCTTTAGAGCTATTTTTGGAGGAGTTATGTCAGTGGCAAATAACCAAACTATTAGAATTAGAGTTAAGGCAAATGGTAGCACATTATTAGACAGTGGAGCACAAGCAATAACAAATATAAGTAATGGTATTTTTTCTCTTAATATAGATTTTACTATAAGACAATTAGGAGCTGCTGGTGTGGCTTCGATAGTTTCACTTGGAACATTTCATTACAATAAAACATCTAATGCAGTTACTGAAGGTTTTGGATTTAATATAGTTAATAACACTACGTTTAACACTACAATACCTAACACTTTAGATGTCACTGTACAATGGGGATCTAACAATGCTACAAACAATATTTATAGTGATATTTTCATATTAAACAAAACATATTAAAAATAAGAGATAATGGCATTTTTAGAAAAAAAATTATTAAGTAAAAAAGATTTATTCATTTTGTTTGGTCAACAAGCAGGTAAAAGATTATATGATTTAATTTATAAATGTTGTTCTTCTTGTTTTAATAAATCTTATACAGTTAGTTTACGTCAAAATGGAGCAGGTCTTGACCCTTATGTAGAAATTGAATTTAGTAATAGTTTACAAGTAGTAGCAGCATATACTTATATAAATCCAGGGGAATATTTAGTAATATTTGATAAAAATATTTTTAACAGTCCTTATGATTATGCCACTATTTTAAATAATACTTATTATGTAGGGCCAGATTTATTCACTATACAAACAGTTCCTGTAAATCAAGATGCTTTACTTATAACTACATATAGAAATGGGGTACCTTCAGATGATGTATTAGGAAACTTAATAGCAACTATTTTAGATATTAAAACTTTTTAATTAATTATGAGCAATTTTACAAAAGAATCTTTATTAGATAGATTAAAATCCAAGTATGCTTACTTGAATGATAACGATGAGACAGCTTTAAAAGTTTATAATTTAATTTTAAAGAAATAATGGCAAAGTTTTTAAATGCATTTATAGTAGCAATAATTACATTTTTTTCTCCCATAGCAGGGTTATTATTAGCTGTAGGAGCAATGATATTCACAGATACTATATTAGGTATTACTAAAGCAATAAAATTAGACGGATGGGAATCTGTTACGTCAAGAAAAGCAAGTGTTATTATAAGCAAGTTTTTATTGTATCAATTAACAGTGATAACATTTTTTATTATAGATTATAACTTAATAAATGAATTTACTAAGGCACATTATCAAAACGATTATTTACTAACAAAACTAATAACTCTATCTCTATGTTTTGTTGAAGCAAAAAGTATAGATGAAAATATAAAAGCTATTTTTGGATTTTCTATATGGACAAATCTAAAAGAAGCTTTAATTAGAACACAAGAAACCAAAAAAACCATAAAAAAATAAAACTATGAAATTTTTAAGAGAAATGTTTTGCGATGACAACTCAATTAATGAAAAATCTGTAATAGGATTTTTAGCCTTTGTCATGATGTGCTTATTTGCAGCGGTAGACATTATAACAGGATACTTAGGTAAAGAACTTATTGTAAATGAATTTATTTTTACAGCCTTTGAAGTGCTTGTATTAGGTTCATTTGGTATTGCTGCAACAGAAAAAATTACAAACATTATTAAATCTAACAAAAACGAAGAAAATGAGTCTGAGTAAATTACAAGAAAAAATTGGAGTGACAGCTGATGGTGCATTTGGCCCAGGAACAATGAAAGCTGCTATGAAGTATTATGGTTTTACCCCTGAAAGAGCTGCACACTTTTTTGCACAAACTGCACATGAGTCTGGTAATTTTAAAGCTTTTTCAGAAAACTTAAACTATTCTGCACAAGGATTGCAAGGTATCTTTGGAAAATATTTCCCAGGTAACTTAGAAGAATCTTATGCTCGTAAGCCAGAGAAAATAGCTAACAGAGTATATGCATCAAGAATGGGTAATGGAGACGAAGCATCAGGAGATGGTTGGAAATTTAGAGGAAGAGGAGCTCTTCAATTAACAGGTAAATCTAATTATCAAGCATTTGCTGATTATTTAGGAAGACCTGAGATTATGGAAAACCCTGATTTAGTTGCAGGTGAGTTATCTTTTGAGTCTGCTAAATTCTTCTTTGACAAAAACAAACTATGGGACATCTGTGATAAAGGTGTAACTAAAGAAACTATATTAGCTCTTACTAAGAGAATTAATGGCGGAACTCACGGGCTTCCTGACAGAGAAGAAAAAACTTTTAAATTCTATACATACGTTAAGTAATGAAATATTTATTTATAATCCTTATTATTTTAGTAGGTACATATATGTGGTTTTCACATAAACAACTTGCTAAAGATGAAGCTATAATCCAAAGATTAGAAGATAGTCTTTCTCAAAAAATAGACACATTAATAGTAGATAGAGAAGTAGTAAAAGATCATTACATAAAATCTAAAGAAATTGTCTATAAAATTGATAAAAGATATGTAGCAGGTAAAGATTCTGTATGTGATAGTTTAGTGGGAGCACTAAAAAATTCGCTTAAAAACTGTGATAAAGTTGTAGTTAAATCTGACACTTTAATAAAAACTTTATTAGTTAGAGACACAGTTAGGGTGAAACATATACAATATTTACAAGCTAGAAATAAATTTTCTTTAATTGCTGGTCCTACGCTATCCTTTACACCACAAGGGTTACAGCCTGGTGTTGGAATTGCTTTTGGAATAAAAATAAAATAATTCTTGCAAATTAAAAATTTATTTTTACTTTTGCACGTTAATAAAAAATAAAATACATCTGTGGGAGGACTGTGTTAAGATATTTTAGATATATATACTATATCTTTAAAGCCTGTACGCATTCCTCCCCTCTGTGTATAGGCTTTTTTTATTTCTTTAAATTACAGGTTCGACTTGCTACCAACCAAAAAGCATTTAAAGTATTTTAGAGATATAAAATAAAATAGTACTTAAAGACGCTATATATAAGACCAGCTCTGTTCAACACCTAAACAACTGGCAACCAGAACCGAAAGGAAAATATAGTGAGTGAAAAACTGTACGGCTTATAGTTCTACGTACATACCTTGGAATGAGGTGGGAGGCACAAATGCTTTATTGCTAAATAAGATTAAGCTACTTATTAAAAACTTTTTAGAATGTTTTTTTAATTTATTGTTTTTGCTTTAAATTAATCTGATAGTTCTGGGAGGTAATAGGTGAATTCTGTCCGTTACTCACTAAAAATCTGATTTAGAATAAAGAATATTAAAATTTTTTTTTAGTTTTGTGAAAAATATTGTATTTTTGCAGAAAATTTTATTTTATGATAAATCAATTATTAGAAAAATACTTGGAGTGGAAAAAAGAAAACAAAGAGTATTTAAAAATTCACAGACCTAATAGAGTAAAAGTACAAAGAAAACTTTTTAAAGCAGGGATTGATGTTAGTTTAGAGGAATTATCTGAACTAAAGAGATTAGCTAGAGAAGTTGAAACACATGAAAGGTTAAAAAGTCATTTGGAAACTCAAATTACAAAACAAGCTGAGAGAATATCATTAGATGTATCTACTGCTAGAAATGTTTGGGTTAAGAGTAAACCAGATGAAAATGGAATAAGTGCTTCTTTTTTATGCAAAAATCCATTATTTAATGAACAAGGATTTGATTTTAATGAATTCAAAGAAAATTTATTAAGAGATTTATCAGAAATTAATGAAGAAAAGCTTAATTTAATAGCACCACAAGAAGGCCAAACATTATTAGTTTTTAGTCTTCCTGATTTGCATATTGGAAAAGTCCCTACAAGTGAGATAGAGTTTGCAGTTTATGCAGCAGTTTCAGACTTATTCTCAAGATTTAATTTTGACAGAAAAAATTATCACATTTTATTTATAATGGGTAATGATTTGTTAAATAGCGATTTTGAATATAGAACTACAAAAGGAACACCTCAGTTTGATGTAACTGAATATTATGAGTCTTTTGTAGATGCAATAAGAATAATCAGAAACGTTATAGATACATTAAAAAGTTATTGTTCTGTAGAAATTATAAATATACCAGGGAACCACGATAGAAACAGAGGTTTTTATTTAGGGGAAGTGATTAGTGCTTATTATAATGATATTGTTGACAACACTGTTGATACAAGAAAATATTATATATTTGGAAATACATTATTAGGTTTTGATCATGGTGAATTGAAAGCAGAAGATTATCCTTTGTTAATGACAACAGAACAACCTATGTTATTTTCAGAAACAAAATATCATGAGTGGTTTTTAGGTCATTTACACGGTGAGCAAACAAAAGAAGTGAAAGGGTTTAAGATGAGATATTTACCTTCATTGACACACCACAGAGACCAATGGCATGTACAAAAAGGTTATATTGGTAATAAGAGATGTGCTATGATTTATAAATATGATTTTAATCAAGGATTAATAGGTACAGAAGTTTATAATTTTAGTTAATATGGATGCTGCTACATTTAATCAGTTTTTAAAATCAGGGGATATAATGTCAATGGCATTTGTGTTTTATTCAGAGAATAATCAAAAAAGAGAATTTGAATTTGATAAAACAGATTTTGAGCATTACTTTAATAATTGGATGACAAGTTCAGGTGTACCTTTACAAATGTGCTATCAAATTATTATACAACAAATAAAAAACAAGCTAAAATGACTATAAGAGAAATTATTTCAGGATTACGTGTTGTAATTGACAAGGGTCTTCCGACAGATGACTCTGCTTTTACAAATCAGTATTTTTATCACTTAATGAAAATTTATAGAGGGGTTTTATTAAACGAAAAGTTAAAGGACCCCACTTATAATTTTGTATTAAATATGCAAACTTTAGAGTGCATTGAATTAGTGGCCACAGAAAGAAATGAATGTTGTGAAAAACTGCCTTCAGGATGTAAGTGGTTAAAATCTAAAAATAAAATACCTAACACTATAAATGATTTAATTTACAAAGTTTATAATGACAGAGGAGATTCTTATACAAGAATTGCTTCAGAGTCTTCAAAATCATTTAAAAGATATGGTTTTGGTCAAACAAACGATTATAAATATTTAATTAAAAATGGATATTTATATGTACCTGATTTAAATAGTCCTAAATGGGTAAAAATGGAAGCATTATTTTACGATGATGCTGCGGTTAAATCACTTTGTGGGGATATATGTGATTTAATGGATACAGAGTTTCCTATTGATGACAGACTATTAAATAATATGCATGCTATGATATATGACAAAATACTTAAAACCTATCCTAATTTTGTTAAAGATAACATAAACGATACCTTATCAGAAGATGCAAGTACGAAAAAAAGTTAATAAGCCTTTAAAATATTACTCAATTTATGTTTTAGAAAAAAACTTAGATTACCCAGATAAAGAGTTATTTAGAAAAACAATAACTCTTATATTTGAAAAAGCTAAAGAAGAGTTGCTTACAAGACATCAAGTTAGATTAACAGGGTTGGGCCATTTTTTCATTAGAGGGGTAAAAGTAGTACACAAATTGGTTGATTATGGTATGACAAGAAAACTTGGTAAAGTGGTATATCATACTAATTTTCATTCAGGGAGAGTGAGATACGAAATAAAATGGAGGGATAGAGTATTTGATAGAGTTTATAAATTTGAAGCGTATAGATTTTTAAAAAGAGATTTAGCAAAAACACTAAAAGAAGACCATGAATAATTTAGAATTTATTTCCATTGACAATGTCATAGAAAACTGGAAAATGATTGCTCCTAATGAAATGAACTACAACGAAGATTTGTTGAGGGAGTGGATTATTGATGCTTATTATGATATAGGCACTTATAAACAATATAAACAAAGAGTTCAAATTCTTAATGTTAATAATTTTAAAGTTAAGCTTCCTTGTGGATTTAAGCAAACTCTGTATGTTTTGATAAAACCAGATTATGGAAAGGATGAGCAATTCTTTCTTACAGAACTTACAAAACAAGATTTTGAAAACGAAGCATGTACATGGACTTATAAGAAAACTTGTAAATGTTCAAGTGGTTGTTCTTGTGACCCTAACTATATTGAAACAAATGGTTGGATGTACATTGAGAACTTAGAAAAAGCAAAAACATTCCATCATGCAACTGTACAAGATTTTACAAATTGGTTCTTGGAAGATAGGAGAAATGAGTGGATTATACTACAACCAAAAAGAGATGAAGTTTCTTTATTGAGACATGAGA